AAGAACTTCGTAATCAATTATCTAAAGCACGAAGTAAGAAGAAAACAGCAGAGTACAAAAATGTATATCCATCTGTCGTAGCAAAACCAGATGATGATCCTTTGTCGTTGAAAACGGTTAAGAAAAGGATTAAACACAACAAAGAAAAGGCCTCTGCATTTCTTACCAACTCTCGCAGGAGAGGAGCCTCCCACATACAATCCATTACAGATAAAATCAATTCTGAAAATGCGAAAGCATATATTAGGATGATGGAACATTATCTTAGAACAGGGGATTGGATTTCTAATTTTATGGGAGATAATGAAGAAAAGAAAACCCAATGGAAATGTGTCGCAATGGCCTATCATGCAGATGGTACACCAAAACGAACTAAAGGTGTTTTTTATCCAGACATTAATATGATATGGGGAGAGGTTGTATGATATTAATTGATTTAAGCCAAATAATGGTGGCATCTACAATGATGTCAATGGGAAAAGACCAATCACAAGTTGATATTAGTATGGTTCGACATATGGTTCTGAACAGTCTCAGAATGTATAGGACAAAATATCACAAAGAATATGGTGAGTTGATCTTATGTTGTGATGGGAGACATTCTTGGAGGCGTGAACACTTTCCACAATACAAGGCATCTAGAAAGACTAATAGAGATGCCGATAGTAGAGATTGGACACAAATATTTGAATGTCTTGATACTATCAAATCCGAACTCAGAGAATTTTTCCCTTACAAATATCTTGAAATTGATGAGTCAGAAGCAGATGATATTATTGGTGTACTTGCAAGAATTGCTACAGAGAAAGTGATGATTATTTCGGGTGATAAAGATTTTATACAATTACAAGTAAGAGATAATGTTGATCAATATAGTCCAATTACTAAAAAAATAGTTTATGATGTCAATCCAGCAAAATATTTGAAAGAACATATTTTGCGTGGTGATACATCAGATGGTGTTCCTAATTTCTTATCGGCTGATAATTGTATTGTGGATAAGATACGACAAATACCAATAACAAAGAAAAAAATAGAATTGTGGATAGATCAAGATCCAGAAGATTTTTGTAATGAAGAACAGTTAAGAAACTATCATAGAAATATGAAGCTGATTGATTTACAATATACCCCATCAAACATTGCTAACCAAGTTGGTAAGCAATTTAATGAAGCCCCAAAAGGGAAACGAAGTGGCCTTTTAAACTTTTTTATCGAAAGGAAACTTAATAATTTAATTGAAAGCATAGGAGAATTTTAATGGCAATTGCAGTAAAACAAACAGTACCAATCATCGAAGGTGGTGGAGGAATTGGCGGTAGGGGTGTGAGTACTACTGAGGCAGAACAACTTACTGAAAAACCAAAACCATCAATTAGTGTTAGAGAACCACTTCTTAGTGAAATTTTGACTAGTGTTCATGGTGCAAAAACAAAAGCACAAAAAATCAAGATTTTACAAGAAGGAGATTGTCTAGCCTTACGACAAATATGTCAATGGTCTTTTAACCCAAAAATAGAATCAGAATTACCATCTGGAACACCACCATATGTAGAAAATGATGCTCCAGAAGGTACTGAACATACTTTGTTAAGAACTGAGGGTAATGGTCTTTGGCATTTTGTTAAGACTAATAACAAGAGTGCAGACCCAAACCTTCAAAGTACAGTTAGAGAACGTATGTTTATCAGACTGTTAGAAGGATTACATAAAGATGAAGCTGAACTTTTATGTGCAGTAAAGGATAAAAGACTTCATCAAGTATATAAAGGATTATCTACACAGGTCGTAACAGAGGCATTTGGGTGGAATGAGGACTTTCAAGAGTATAAATAATAGTACAATCTTTTTATAGGGAGTCTATAGATATGCAAATCCGAAACGGAATGAGTGTAAAAGATGGACTATCTTCTTACCACTCTTAATTCCCCATTTATATTTTAAAAAAGTTTAACCGTTTAACGATCTGCGGTTGCTAATATTGTATGGGATTCTTATACCAAAAAAAGATTGAAGATCATATTAAAGAAGGTAATATGAAAAAAATACTCATATGTTTTGCTTTACTGTTTTTCTTTTCCTTTCCTTTAGGAAGTGCAAGTAATACTGAAGATAAATCGATACATCCAGTACTGAAACATGGTCAACTAAATATTGAAAATGTTGCTGTACCAAATTATTCTTCATTAAATTTTGTATTAGAAAACAGAGCAAAACAGGTAGAATGTCTAGCAAAGAACATATATTTTGAAGCTCGAAACGAACCATTTGCTGGACAATTTGCAGTAGCTTTAGTTACTTTAAATAGAGTTAGTGATACTTCATTTCCCAATACGGTATGCGAAGTAGTATATCAAGGAATACATACTACTGATGGATTTCCAAAAAGAGATAGATGCCAATTTAGTTGGTATTGTGATGGTGCATCAGATGAAATACGAAATCTAGTTGCTTTTAATACGACACAAAAGATAGCAAATCTTGCAATGATTTCTTATGGAAGTATGAAATCGCAAGGATTAGACTATACAGAAGGTGCAATATACTATCATACATACGAGATAAATCCACGATGGTCAACTGCTTATCCAAAAGTTGGAAGAATTGGAGATCATATATTTTATAGATAAATAATATTAAGAACTTGAAATTATAATATGCCAACATATCAATATAGATGTAAGAAATGTGACTTTGAATTTGAGGAGGAACACAAGATAGCTGATAGAAATATTCCTGTGGAGAATCCTAAAAGATATGGAAGTTGCACCGATGAAAGCGATGACAATTGTGACATACAGTTAGTGCCACAATTACTTAGTTTGCAGTATTCTATGAGAGATAGTGCAAGAAGACACACCGATGACGGCTTTAAAGACCGTATGAAAGAAATTCATAGAACAAATCCTGGCAGTCAATTAGGAGATTGGACATAATTATGAAAACACAATTAATAAGTCATGATCAGTTAGTTGAAATGAAGGGGGTTACGAAAAACCAACTTGAGGTTTTTAAACAGTACGCAGAAGGAAAGAATCTTTTTCTATATGGGCCTGCAGGCACAGGAAAGACTTTTGTTATTCTGTACAATGCAATCAAGGAAGTTCTTGACTCCAAAACTAATTATAACTGTATCTACATAGTAAGGTCTTTAATGCCTACTAGAAGTCTTGCATTTATGCCGGGCGATGAACAAGATAAAAGTTCTTTATACCAAGTACCGTATGACAATATGTTACGACTCATGTTTAAACTTTCCTCAGAGGAACAGTTTGATATATTATATGGAGAATTAAAAAAACAAGGAAATATTGCATTTCTATCCACATCCTTCTTACGAGGGATTACCCTAGACAATGCTATTGTCCTTGTAGATGAATGTCAAAATTTAAACTTCCACGAGTTGGACACAATTATGACCAGAGTTGGTCAGGAGTCCAAAATCATGTTCTCAGGAGATTTTGATCAAACTGACCTTAGAGATAATGAAGAAAAAGCTGGTTTAGGTCAGTTTATAAAAATTATCAACGAAATGAAAGAATTCTATTCATGTGAGTTTGATATTGGTGATATAGTCAGAAGCGGTTTAGTCCGTTCCTATATCATCCAAAAATATAATACTGGATTAGGAGATAGAAAATAATGTTACCGTTGTTATTATTCAATGTTATTTCTAGCCTTGTCGTAGACAAAGCAACAGATTTAGCAACCGAGCACGTTGAAAGTATGATAGATGATTTACTTCCAGATGCTGCAAAAAAAGAATTAGACAAAGCTATAAAGTCTGACCCTACACACCAATTCACAAATGCTAAAGATGCATTGATGGGTGCTGTTGAGGGTAAGTTACCTATAATTAAAGCCGATGGTACACTTAAACCAATCGAAGTAACCTTTACTGTTTCATATGATCCTACAACTGGATCTGTTGATATTCAGAAAGGGGTGTAATATGGCTGACATAGTAAGAATATCAAAGAACTTGGCACTATCTGAAATGGTAAAGAGTGCTACAGCAGAACGATTAGGTGTGGATAACTCACCTAATTTAATACATCTTGTGAATTTAACACATCTTGCAATACATATTTTGCAACCTGTTAGAGATAAGTTTGGAGTTATTACAATTAATTCTGGCTATAGAAGTCCTGCACTTAATGCAAAAGTAGGCGGTTCTAAAACAAGTCAGCATTGTAATGGTCAAGCTGCTGATTTTGAATCTTTTTCGACACCGAATCCTGACCTTGCGTTATGGATTACTAAGAATTTAGATTTTGACCAAATCATCCTAGAGTTCTACGATGGAGTTGACCCGAATAGTGGTTGGGTTCATTGTAGTTACAATTTGATGGGCAATCGTAAGAAAATCCTTACTGCACTTAAAACTAAAAATGGTGTAGTTTATAAAAATGGTTTTGTAAGTAAGTGAAAATTGAAGATAATTTTTTAGACCAAAACGTGTTTGGTGAATTACAAACTCTTATGATGGGTG